TCGGCTGCTTCCTGGTTCCCGTCGAACTCATCCACGAGGAGTGGAAACCAGACAAACTCGTCCTCCAATAGGACAGCATGCGTGTCCCCAAAACCCTTGAGCCACCCTGTCGTGATTCGGCTTGCCACTCTCGCCGGGACACAGGCTTTCAGGGCGTCGAACTGTGCTGTCTGCGCCTCAACCATCGCATCGCACCCATCGAGTCCGCGCTCGGGCGCAGCCATCACCCCATCGGCGAAGAACGCTTCCTCTACGGCGTAGCGGGCATTTCGGGCAGCCAGGTATGCCTGGATCTCCGGGCTAGGCATCATCAGCCTCATCTCGGCATTCGCCGCCACATGTCTCGCAGTAGCGAGGATCGCCCCCCGCCTGTCGCCACCAGGCCAGCGCCTCCTCGAGGTTTGCCGGGGTTCCCTTCTGCACGCCGAGGGCCACCGCCGTAGGGCAGGGCCAGCGGGGAGGCGAGCCTTCGCACGCGTCGCACAGGACGCCCAAGGAAAGCCAGTCCTCCGGCTTGTGGAGCGCCAGTGCCGCAACAATGCGGCCATCTACCTCACTCACAGCGGATCCCCTCATCAGGGTAGCCGTTAGGCCGCTGCCCGAGCGCCCAGGCGACTTCGGCTGCTGCTGTGGTGGCTCCGATCTCCTCCGCTAGGAGGGGAAGCCAAACAAAGTGGCCTTCGAGGAGGACTACGTGTGAGTCCTTGTCGAGCATTCGGTCGGCGATGAGCGGGGGCAAGAGTGCCCGTAGCGCGCGGAACTGTTCCTGCTTCAAGGCGAATAGCGCGCTTGCCTCTGCCGACACGTTGGCGCGGGTTTCCAACTGTTCGAGGAAGACTGCCTCGGCGGCATAGCGGGTTTGCCGAGCAGCCAGGTAGGCCTGGAGTTGTGGGCTTGGCATCGTCTTCCTCCTCGTTCCATAGTAAGCAATAGGCGCCCGCCTCTGGACGGCTACGCGTCCGGCTGACTACCCGACCAGCGGCTCGGGGGATCCACCTTGTCCCCGCCGAGGAGGTGATGCAGTCGGTCTAGCGCCCGACTGCAGCGCTTGCGCGCTGCTTCGCTACTGATCCCCAGGTCGGTTGCGATTTCGGCGTAAGAAGCGTCGTCTCGGTAGCGGGCAGCGAGGAGGCGGCGATCCTCTGCGGGCAGGCGAGCCAGGCCAGCCGCTACGTCCCCCAGCATGACGAGGACAGACTCGGTGGCGCTGCTGTTGTGCTCGCTGTGGTGATAGACGGAGGCTTGCGGCCAGGAGGCAGCGTCCCAGGCGTGAGGTAGCAACCGTTCGAGTTGCTGCGCGGAATACCAGGTCTGGTCTGCCAGGTGGTGGGCGTGCCGGTATTCCTTCGCACAGGCGGCGTGGGCTTCGCGCGTGAGGGCGGTCACTAACTTGGCTGTGCCGTGGGGTTCGCTGCGGTAGGCCACGACATAGCCGTGGTTCTCCACGAGCCACAGGTAGAGGGCGGCGATGACGTCATCGACATCGACTCCGCTCCACTTGGGGGCAACGAGACGCGCGGTCCGCTCGGCCAGGGCGAACTCGTCGCTGGTGATGAGTAGGTGTTCCTCTCTCTGCGTGTCAGACATGACGGTTTCCTTTTCTGATGTCGGGGTAGGCGAAGTGATAGACGCTCCATGCGAAGAACGCGGTGAGCGCGATGCGTCGGGGATGCGTCTTGGCGATGGAGCGCACGTGGTGGGTGAAGGTGGCTTCGGGATAGGCCAGGAGTGCCACGGTCTCGGTGGCGACGGCAGCGCCGATGAGTCCGGCCCAAATGAAGGTGTAGTTATTCGGCATACCTACTCCCTAACGGGGAGTAGGGCCTACTGGCGGTGCTACTTGGCGCGCGCGTTTGCGATGTCGAGTGCTGCTGCTGTCTCTGCTGCGGCGGGTTCCAGCCCCTGAACGCGCCAGTAGTGGCGCACGTCTTCCTCTGCTGCGCTGACGCGCGTGACTATCTCGGAGAGGGTCTTGTGCTGGGGGTATTGACGTTCCACGCGTGCCTGTCCAGCGATGATGCCGAGTGCTTCCTCGTATGTTTCGACGCTTGCTCGTGAGCCTTTGACGCCTGCGGCTTGATACTGCGCGCGATTACATAACTCCTGCGCTGCGTCGAACGCTGTGATCTCGTGACCGTGGGCCAGGTCTCCACCGGTTTCCAGGTCGATGTTCTCAATCGCTTGGAGTAGGGCAGCGATGCGGTCGTGCAGGTCATCGGAGGCTTCCACGGTTCCGGTGTTTGCCAGGTGTGCCTGTGCTTGCCGGACCCACTCCGAGCGCTGCTCCAAGCGGCGGAAGTAGCCGTCTAGCCCCACCCACGGGGCGATGTCGAAACGGCAGCACTCACACCGTGGGCCGTGGTAGTCCTGTGTGTTGTCGGGGCTGTCGTCGAAGACTTGGAGCCAGCAGGTTTCACACAGCCAGGTGTCGCTGGCGTAACGATGCGCGCCTGCGCCTTCTTGCGTGGTGCGTATCGGCCCGCTGCACTCTCGGCACACAACCCACTCGCTCATTGTCTTACACCTCCAATGCCATCTGCGCGAGTTCCGCGCGGGCCGCTTCCACGTACGGGTTTGTCGCTGTCGGCATCTTGGGGGACTTGCCGGCGAGCAGGTCCGCCACGGTTAGCAGTTGGATCTTCGGATACTTGTTGCCCGTGAGTTCGTGGAGATACTCACCCGCCGACGCAGCCTCCTCCAGCATTCCCCGCGTCGGCTTCTCGTTGGTGATGAGAATCCCCATCTCGGCCTTCTGGCGGCTCACCGTGCCTACAAGGTCGCGCACCATGCCGGGATTGATCTGTGTTCCGCCCTTGACGGACACGAGTGCCTTGCCGAGTTGGTTCGGGCCGGTGAAGAACTTCACGTTGCCGTCGATGCCACGGTCGGCCACCTGCTTCTCGTTGGGCTGGCCATGCACGAGGGAGACGGCCCACCGCTCGAAGTCGAAGGCGTTGCGCTCGAATAGGGCCTTGGCACTCTCGGCGTCCCGGGGGATACCGATGATCTCGAAGGTCTCCTGAATGCCGCTGCCATAAGTGGTGATGAGGCGGTTTCGGATGAGATCGACGGCGAGGTAGGTGATGTCGATGATTTCCCACCGGCGACCCATCTTCTGGGCGGCATCCACCGTGGTGCCACAGCCGCCAAAGGGGTCCAGGACGATGTCGCCCTCGTTGGTGGAGGCAGACAGGATGCGTTCCAGGAGTGCCACGGGCTTTTGTGTGGGGTAGCCGAGGCGTTCTTTGGCCTGGGAGTTCAGAGGCGGGATATCAGTCCAGACATCTCCGATGACCGGCCCTTTCTGTTCCTCGAGGTAGCGCTTGAGCCTCGGCCGCTTCGTCTTGTCCTCGGGGTAGTAGATGCGGTCCTGGTCATGCAGTTCCTGCATCCGCTCACGTGAGTAGCGCCATCCGTTGGCTGGGGGCGGGAAGCCCATCCACTCGTAGGTCAGGTTCGGGCGTGGGTTGGGAGAGGTCATGTCCCACAGGCCGTACTTTCGCCCGTCGGGCTCTCTCTTGTTGTATTTCGCATCCACGTAACCATCGGAATGCGGCAGGTGAACCGGGTTCCACGTGACCTCACGCGTCTTGCCGTAGTAGAGAATCGTGTCCGAGTTCGGAGACCAGCGCTTCGCATCGTTGTGGGTAGTGGTGCGCAGCCAGGTGATCTCGTTGCGGAAGTTCTCGGGGCCGAAGACGGCATCGAGCATGATCTTCAGGTAGTGGCTCGCCGTCGGGTCGCAGTGGAGATACAGGCTGCCCGTGGGCTTGAGAACCCGGTGCATCTCCACCAGACGAGGCGCCATCATCACGAGGTAAGCCATCATGTCGTTGGTCCCGATGACCTTGCGCAGTCCGTCTAGCGCGTCGGCGACGGCTGCCGGTGCGCCGCCGGTGACCAGTTCGATGAACGTGGTCTCGGACTCACTTGTCCAGGTCCAAGTGTCCTCGAAGGCCGACACCTGCGCCGCGGCTGCTTTGCCGCTCTTGTGCTTGAACAGGACGTTGAAGTTGCGTGCGGCATTGAAGGGAGGGTCGCCATATACGAGGTCGACGGAATCGGAGGCAATCCACTCGCGCATCACGGCGAGGTTGTCGCCGTAGTAGAGGGCGTTCAGCCCCTTGTCGCGCCCCCTTCGCATTTGGGCAGTCTATGGAGCGGGGACGACATCTCCGGTGACATCGCTTCCACGCGTGGCGCCCGAGATCAAGCCAGCATCAACGCGCTGCTTGCTGGGCAGTGCGGGGACAGCGCTCATCGCCTGAATGGCAGCCATCGGGTCACGCGTGGTCTCCTGGAGTTCCTTGCGGGCAGTCAGATAGTCCTGGATTGCTTGTGTCATGGCGTGGCCTCGGAATACCCGGCGGGCCGAAGCCCCAAGGCCCAGGCAACTTCGGCTGCTTCTCGGTTCCCATCAAACTCCTCCACGAGGATGGGGAACCAGACGAACTCCTCCTCAAGGCAGCGCCCGCTATCGCTAAGTCTGTAATCGAGGAGCGCCGGGGTGAAACCCAGAGACGGAAGCACTGCGAGCCAGGCGCTCCAGTAGATGCGATAGGCCTCTGTCGCTGCATCGCCTGCCGCGAGGGCCGCAACCCGCGATTCATCTTCAGGCACGTTTGCCATTTGCCACGCTGCTTGTTCAGCCATGCAAGCCATTTGCCATTTCTCTTTGGCTTCCAGGTAGGCCTGGATTTCCGGGCTAGGCATCGCGCACCGATTCCAGGGCTGCGGCTATCCGAGCGGCATCCTCGGGAAGGCCTTGTGCTTGCCACCACGCCGTCAAACACTCGCCGTAGGTGAGCAAGTCTTTGGGACTAGGAACCCCAAGAGCGATAGCGGCTTTGCAGGGCCACGGCCTAGGCCCACGACAGACGGAGCAGACACCGACTTCCCTCCGCAGGTAAGTGAATGCTCGCACCGGCTTGTGCCGTGGCACACCCACAGTCCCAGTCGCTATCTCACTCATCGTTGGCTCCTCTCAGCCACATAGAGGCGAAAGAAAGCCCGCGCGCGAACCAGATGCCTTCCTGCCCGCCTGTCGTTTGTGCGCCGCGAATCCAGACGTCGAGTTCGTCGGCTACCTGCGCGCGTAGTTCCTGTGTCAGCGCCGAGTGCTCGGTCGGCTGCCCACACCAGGGACAGCGCCCCCCGAAGGGAGCGCTGTCACCTGACGCGGCTGATATGTTGCTTTCAGTCATCGCCAACATCCACAAGTCGGACACGCACCTTGATAGGAGTGCCGGAAGTTGCAGGCCCAGAAGCCACAACGTTGTTGTCGGCATCAAGTAGGTAGCAGAGCGGCAGTTCAACATCGCTGCTCGGCTCAAAGCCAACGAAGATGGCGTATTCGGCCCACGGGTCGTCTTCCCGCAGGTACTTTGACGCCCACTGCTTGGCTGTGGAGATTGCCGCCTCAAGTTCTGGAAGCCGTACCCACAGGCGTTCATCATCAGCGCCTGATTCCTTCTCGGGGAAGAGATAGGCGCTGGTTTCCAACTTGCGTGAAAGGCAGACGCCCTGTGGCCTGATCGTCCGTGCGCCTCCGTCACTATCGGTTGTTTGCGGCGCCTTTACCGGGCCTATCTGGTTCTTGTTGCTATCTGTCATCGCTACACCGCCCTTGTCTGGCCGCTGCGAAGCGTCTTGTTCCATGCGCCGCAGTCAGCACAGCGATAGCGGGGATAAACCGTCACCGTGGTGAATGCGATGCCGTCTCGTTCCAGATTGTCCGAGCCGCAGGCGTAGCAGCCTTCGAGGTTGCCGGTCCAAACGCCACGGTGGGGCAGCCCCTTGACCCAGGGGCCGAGAGCAACGAGCAAGTTTTCGGTCAGCACGACGTCCTGAATGTTGTACTTCTTCATCAGGCGAAGCGCCTTGTCGTCTCCGTCGAGAACACCGGCCCACAACTTCCAGCCGCCGGTCTCCACCTTGGTGCCGATTTGTAGGCTGTCGCCTACCTGTCCGAGACGGTTGCTCGGGAACTTGAAGGTGCTGGCGACGGTGCGGTAGAGGTCGATGCTCTTGTAAGGCGACGGTGGCGTGAGCCCTGCCTCGATGAACTCGCGCTGTAGGTGCTTCTCGTCAAACTTGATGCCGTTGTAGGTAACTACGATGTCGGCGGCATCGAGTAGGTCGCGTGCCGCCCGCACCATGTTGGCGTGGCCGATCTCGCTCTCCGCGAAGTACTGAACCTTCTTGTGGCCGAACCACTTGGCTGCGAAGCACAGCATTCGGCTGGGCTCCACGATGCGCTCCGGTGGAATGTTGGTGTTCCACAGTTGGTAGGTCCAAGCCAGGTGCGGCGAGGTCTCGATGTCAAGGGTGAGGATGCGTGGCTCCTTGTTCTTTGCCTGCTCCGCAGGCGTGGGAATGTAGAGCGCATCCAGTTTTACGTTCTTCTTCATCATGGTCAGGCCTCCTCTGCCGGACAGCCACACAGACGGCGGCGATGACGGTTGATTGCGGTGGCTCGCCCAGGCAGGCCCGCATTACGGAACCGTGCTGCTACCTCGTCGGCGGTGAGACCGCCGCCCTGGTGAGTGACTTCCACCATTTCTGTTACTGCGTCCCGATGCTCCTCGGGTAGTTCGAGCAAAGTGCGTGCGATTACGCAGGGCGCGCCCGACGTCGTGTTGGTTGCTGGCGCGAATAGCGCGTCAAAGTTCGGCACTTTGATCCCCCCTTTCTGTAGGTGATCCCTCTCTAACGACTGAAAATCCGAGTGGCTGAAACCTGGAAGTAGCCGGGTTAGACGACACCGGCCACCTCCAGGACGGTGGTGGGGCCTTCGGCCATAAAGAACGAGGTGACGTCGTGGCCGGAAGGCATATGAACGGCGCGCGCGTTGTCGAGGTCCATGCATACGAGGCGCGCCCAGTCCCGTCCGGCGTCGTCTCCGTCGCCAAACACCAGTACCTCTGCGAAGTCCTCGAACACGGCGCGGTAGTAGGTCTTCCACGCCGCTACGCCGGAGATGCCGAGCGCGGGAATGCCGACCCGATGCGTGAGAACAAGGGCGTCGAACTCGCCTTCGGTGATGGCGATGATGTCCTCGGCCTGCTCCCACGCGGTGGCGTTGTAGAGGCGGGGTGAGTGGCCTGCCTGCGACAGGTACTTGGGGTGGCCCATCTGCTGGCAGTCGTGGCTGTCGGCGCACCGGAAGCGCATATCCATGACGCCTGTCTTGGTGAGGTAGGGAATGGCGAGACGGCCCTTGTAGGGCTCGTGGCCGGGCAGGGGCTCGCGGACGTAGCCGAGCCGTGCTTCCTTCGCTACCTCGCCTGTGATGCCTCGCCCGAGCAGGTAGTCGGCGGCGTCTGCGACGGTCGCCTGGTATGCGGTGGTGGCCTGTTCCAGCAGTTCGCGCTGGCGTGGCGTGACCTTGATGCTGCTCATCCCCACAACCCCCTGACGGCGGTGCGCTTGCCCTTGCCCTTGCGCTTGCGGGTGGGGGCTGGGTTGCGGTTGTCCGCAGCGAGCCCGTCGCCAATCGTGAGCGCGGTGGCGAAGTCGCAGCCTTCGTGCTGCTGGATGAGTGAGTAGGCGTCCCCCTTGATGCCGCAGGCGTGGCAGTGGAATGCGCCGTGCGCGAGATTGACGCTGGCCGATGCGTGCGTGTCGCCGTGGTAGGGACAGCGAATCGGCTGCCACCCCGAGCGCTCACTCACGACGGCACCGTGGCTTTCCAATACAGCCTTGATGCTGGGGCGCGTGTGCTGGTCTGTCAGCATGGCGTCCTCCTTACTGTCGTGTTGCGGTCGGGGCGTTCCTAACGAGGCGAAGTCGTCGTGGCTGGCGTCAGGTTGGGGAGTAGGCATGTGGTGGTGATTTCCTCCTGCGTTTCCTCGGACAGGGGAGCGGGTGTCGTAATCGACATGGGTCCATAACCGGCGTCTGCGAGTAGCCGCATCGCGCACGCGTTAGGCGTCTCTTTGCCTTGCCCGTCGTCGTGCTTGACCACAAACCAAATGGCTCCGATGAGGACGAGGAGAAGTAGCAGGAACGGCCAGCCGGAGTGGGTCTCCTCTTTCATCGGTATTCCCTGGCGGCACGGGAGACGATGTAGGCCTGGTCGATCCCTTTGCCCCGCGCCTTGATAGCGACGACGGGATTGACGTTGGCGGGGTCGATCCCTCGGGCGGCAGCGAAGTTGGCTGCCTCGGTCTCGGCTTCGCGGAGCCAGCCGGACAGGTCAATCGCGTTACCTGCGCCGGGGGCCTTGCACTCGATGACGTCATAGATGGCTCCCTTGCCGGAGCCGTGGCGAACCACTATGTCGCCCTCGTCTTTGGTGCCTGCCAGGGGTAGCCGCTCGGCGTCATAACCCTGGGCGCGTAGCCACGCCACGAGGTCGGACTCAAAGCCCTTACCCCTGCGCTTATGGCTTTGCCTGGTTGTCATGGTCTCCGGTACCTCCGTTCATCCATTGGGTTGGCCGTTGTCCGCGCGCCCAAGCAGTACTTGCCGCTTGCTCGTCGCCGTCGAACTCCATGACGAGCAGGGGGAAGCGAACGAAGTAATCAATGACTGCGCCATGTATTGGGCGCGCACTGCCTTCAAACAGTGAGGCGCGAATGATTGGCGGGAAGCAATCTGTCAATGCTTTGGTGAATGCTTCGTTGAGCGACTGCCATTCCAAGAACGCTTTGTCATATTCTTCTTGGCACTCTGCGTAGCGGTTTGTAATTTCGTGCAACTTGTCCAGTGCTGCACGGATGTCGATTGCCATTTCTGCATAGAGCGAAATCTCCGGTGTCATTGCGCTTCTCCTTCACAGCACGAGTTTTTGAAGTGGCAGTGGGGGCACAGCCAGCCAGTGCGGACAGGCTCAAAGGGCTTTCCGCAGTTGGAGCAGTCGGTCATTAGCGGTCGCCTACATCGGTGATAGCCATGCGCTGGGCGTCAAAGAACACGTACTCGGGGCGGGTGCCGTCCTCGTGGGCTTCGCCGTGGCGGTTCTTCACGCACGCAATCGACAAGATGCCGCTAGACGGGTCATTCGCCAGGGTGAGGATGGTCTCGGGAACGGCGGCAGGCTTGCCCTGGAGTGCCGAACGAGGCGGGCACACCTCGTACTTGGCCTGCTCGCTGGTGTGGTGCAGCACGATGAACGCTGCCCCTGTTTCCTTTGCCCGCTTCTTGAGGTCTTTGAGGGTGTTGAGAAGGCCAAACCAGGCGCTCTCGCCTTCGCTGCCGTCGTCGACGTCATACAGGGAATCGACGATGAACAACTTGGGGAAGTCGCCGTTGAGTTCGTAATACGCGAGGGCGTCGTCTGCGATGTCGTTGAGCGAGGGGCCCGAGGCGAACGACCACCAGATGTCGAGACCGCGCAGGGTGTCGGCAGCCCACTGCGGATCGTCGGCGGCATGGCGCTCTACTTCCTTCTGGGTCAGCCCGGTTGCCATCGACAGGGCACGCATCATCTGGGTGCCGTCGCTGCTATCGGGGGAGTAGTAGAAGGTGGGAACCCCCATCATGCGCGCGATGGTGAGTGCGAGTGCGCTCTTGCCGGACCCGGGGTTTCCGGCGATGACGGTGATTTCGCTTTCGCGAATGGAGACATCGAGGCGGTCAAGCGCAGCGAGTGTGCGTGGTAGCGCCTTGCCGCTCTGATGCCCTTGCGCTGCGATGCGTGCGAGTGTCCTCATCGTGGCCCCTCCAGGAGTCGAGTTGCCATCTCACTAACGAGGCGTAGGTCGTCGTGGCCTCCGTATTGGTGGAGGCCCTGCTCGATGGCTGTGCCAATCGCTCGGGCGATAGCGGAGACGTGCGGGTGTCCGTTCGTTGCCATGAACTCCACGGCAATAGCGAGTTCAACCTCTTGCGCTAACGCGATGGCGTTAGCAGTCACGAGGGCGTCGGCGAATGGGTCGCTACTTGGCATCCTCATTCACCTCCCCCGAAGCGTTCTCGGGGGTCGTGAGTTCGGCGGGCAGCACGGCGGTGAGTGTCGTGTGCAGGTCGCGCAGGCACTGCATGTAGCCGCGCAGCCATACCGTGTTGCGGACCCGCCCCCGTGCGGTGTCCTCAACCAACTGATGGAACTTGCCCTGGACGCCAGCGGCGATGGCCTTGACGGCAATCAAGTCACGCCATTCGCTGGGGTCGAAGGTGATGGCTTCGGTCTCTTGCTCGCTCATGACTTCACCCACACGGGCTTGCACTGGTCGTTGCGGTTGCTGCTAGGGCAGGCCCACATGCGGTAAGGCGTGCCGGGGTTCTTGCTGTTAGGCCCGGAGATGCCTTCCTTCCACTGCATCTCACCGTGAGCGCAGGTGGGAGTGGTGCCCTGCGGCTTGGCTGCCGGAGCCGGAGCCGGTGCTTGCGTGTGCTTGATGGCGGTCGCATCGAGTCCTCGCACGGCAGGCGCAGGAGCGGGAGCCGGGCGAGCGCCAAGCACGGCGGAAGCGACGGTCTCTGTGTCGCCTGTTGCCTTACGCGCTGCCTCCTGGAAGGCGAGGCAGTAGTCGAACAACTCGCCGGTGACGGCTGCGGTGAGATTGGCCGAGAACTCCTCGGCGGTGTTTCCGCGCACGCAGAACAGGTCGCCGTTGAGTTTCGTGGTGAATGAGAAGTTGGCCTCGGACATTTGGTTTGTATTCCTTTCGTGTGTCCTGTTACTTTCCTAACGAGTTGTTCAGCCGGTGGCGTGATTGGCTCCGCCGCACGCGCAGGTGCAGGTGCGACCGATGGCTCCGGTGCAGGCGATGCCGCACTTCACGCTCGGGTCGTAGGTGCCCTTGATTTCTCCGCCGTCAGCCCAAAGGTCGTGCTCGGGGCAGCGGGGCCGTGGCGGGTAGAGAATGACGGTCTTGGCCTTCGGCTTGCGCTGCGGATTGCGGTAGGTCGGCTTGGTCCAGCGCCAGGTGGTTCGCACCAAAGCGTCGGGCGTATGCACCTTCCACTTACAGCCACGCACACGACAGGTCCAGAGGACCGGCTTGTACTCCTCGGTGGTGGCTGGCAGTTCTGCGACGGTCATCGTCATGTCCCCTACTCCAATCCCTCAAGGGAGTTATCGGCGTCCTCGGGACCGGGTATCTGGCTGTCGTCGAGGCCGAGGCAGATGGAGCACCAGTCGGGCACCATCTCGTGGAGGCAGCGGTCGCTACACATAGTCGGGCTCCTCCTGCTCGTAGTGCTCGAACACAGGTGAGTCGTCTTCGAGCGCCCACTGCGCTGCTTGCTCTGGTGTTGCTGGCGTGTGGCCAGTCAGCGGGTTTGTCATAGTCGCTCTCTAACGGCCAAGATCCGCGATGGCTGAAGTGCGGCAGTCCGAGCAGAGGACGCCCGTGTAGGTAGCGAGTTGGGCGTGGCACAGGTAGCAACGCAGGCTGTGGTCGGTCCAGCGCTGGTCGTGGCGGGCCATTACCAAGCCAGCCGGTCGTCGATGCGATGAGCCATGATGCGGAAGTCATCGGTCTTGAAGTAGTCGGAGCGCTGGTCCGCTGCCGTCTCTAATGCTTCGGCGATGATGGAGGCTTCGCGCTCGGTGAAGATGAAGGTGAACCGTCCTGAACCAGCCATAGCGACCTCGTTGGGTTAGCCGCAGAGGCGCGGTGCCTCTGTCACGCTGGTCTCTAACAACTGGTTTCTGCGGTGGCTGAACACGCGTTGGAGTAAGCAATGGAACATGCGATGGAAGTCTGTGTCGCAAAAAATCAACTGACCGCAATTAGAAAAGACCGCTCCTAATGAGCGGTCTTTTCATTGTGAGACGCTTTAGGCGTCTCACGTATGGCGAACGCTTTTTGGCGTTCGCCAATGTAAGTGCTTTTGTTTTTTATAGACACCTAACGGTTTCGAATTGCGAATGGCTGGACCGTGGCAAAAGCCGTTGATTTCCAGCGCTATTTCATCAACTCGTCGTCGGTGATAGTCCGATGCCTAATGGGGATGCCGTCCTCCCAGTCGCCTACCTCGTCCGCTGCGACATACAGGAACCCCGCCGAGGGGGAGTAGGCCACCACCGCGTCCCACTCCGCGAGTTGGTCCATCCAGGACCGGAGCCGGTCCTCTTCCTCCTCCGTCAGGGGCTGGCCGCTGCGCTTGCGGCCCAGGAGGCGGAGCATCCGCACGGGGTAGGCAGTTAGGTGAGCCTCACCTACGCGCCAGGGGATCTCCTTCTTATACCTGGGGGTGGCCTTCGTCAGGCCCGCTCGGGACAGGGCGGCGGACACGGCGGAGCGGGAGATCTTGTGCCCCGTAGTCTTCTCCACGTGTGCAGCGATGTCGGCGTGGCTCCAACCGTCCTCGACCATCTTGGTCAATTCGGCGTTGGACGGGAGCACTCGGGGTCGGGCCATTTATTCAGGCTACCAGTGTCGGGCTCACTTACAAGATCTCGTGCGATGTTCGGTGCTGGTTGCGAACCTAATCGTGAGGGAGTTATCCACAGGTGGGGCCAAAACCCCCAGATGAGCGTGATAATTTCCCTCATAGAGAGGCCCAAAATTCCCTATGGCTGAATTCATCTATATGCCACAGAGGGGTTGCACAGTCAGGTTACGAATGTGATAGGCTTACTTTCGTAAGTTACAAACTCGGCCATAGGGGGGAGTCAGGTGACAATCAAAATCAGATTGAGCGCGGCTATCCAGGAGTATCGCGAGCACATGGTCGCGAGGGAGATGGCGCCGGGAACGGTGCGCGGCAGGGTCTCCCTGCTGGGAATGATCAAAACGGACATTGGGGACATTTACGTCGAGAACCTCACGCCCCAGCACATCGACCAGGTGTTCGCCGCCCACGCGTGGGGGGCCAAGACGCGGAACGTGAAGTTGTCCCAGATGCGGACCTTCTTTGAGTGGTGCCGGACGCGCCGCTACCTGGACCGGGGCGAGGACCCGACCGTGGGGTGGCGGAACCTGACGGTCCCCAATACCCCCCGCACCCGTATCCCCGTGGAGGAGTGGCCCCGGCTGTTCGCCGCCTGCACCTACCCCACGGAGACCATCAGCCTTGCGACAGGATTGTTTTTGTTCCTCCGCAGCAGCGAGCAGCAGGGCATTCAGATGAAGCACATTCGCCTGGACGAGGGCGAGATTGACATCTACCGCCGCAAGACCCGCCAGTGGGACACGATGCCAATTAGCGCGGAACTCGATACCTACCTGCGGAACTACCTCACCTGGTATTCGCAGCAGGTCGCCATCGAGCCCGAGCACTACCTCATTCCGCCCCGCATCATCTCTACCCAGGAGCGGGACCCGGAGACCAACCGGCTGATGCCCGGCACCGGCACGATTGACCCGACGCGCAACATCACCAAGATGCACATCGTCATTCAGCGCATCCTCGCCAACGCTGGCTACCCCACGGACAAGGAGGGGGAGCACACCCTGCGACGTAGTGGTGCCCGTGCGCTGTTCGACCAACTCGCGCAGAACGGCTACGACGGTGCGCTCCGCAGGGTGCAGTCGATGCTGGGGCATGCCACGAGCCTCAATACGGAGATATACCTCGGCCTGGATTTGGACCGCCGCCTGCGTAATGAGGACATCGCGGGGCAGCGGATGTTCCCGAGTTTGGTGACTGCCGATATAGAAGCGGACGCGCCAAACGTGGTAAGCATCACCCGAGGAAAGGAGCAGGCCGATGGCTGAAAAGATGGTGCTTACCTGCGATAACCCAGGCGGAAAGTCGTCCTGTTCTCGTCCGGCCACGCGCTGGCATATCTGGCGAGACGGGGACAAGACCGCCGCTCAAATAGATCTGTGCGATACGCACTCAAAGACGCTGACGGCGCTGGTGGCGTCCGCTCCACCCACCATGCTGCCGTCGCGCCCTCGAGCCCAGATGGAACTGACGCCGTTGCGCACGACGCCAGACACCGCTGGGCTGAAGAGGAGATAGGGGAGGGCTGGCGCGCACCCCCTTTCGCGCCGCCCACTTGCCTCCTGTGCCCTGCTTATCCCCGTTTGCGGGGCACAGGAGGCCCCTACAAGCCACGAAACCCCCCTCCTGGTCTCTTTACACCAGGAGGGGGGTTCGTTCGCTCCACGGCCTTTACAGGGCCTTACAGAGGCATCTTACAAATCGGGCTGTGTCAGCCTTCAAAGATGTCGTGAATGTCGCCTTTGTCCGTTTTGGGGGCAGAGCCGACTCCATACTGCCTAGTCGCCGGGGTCAGCCACAGGAACGCTGCTGCCGACGCACCAGCGACAGCGGCTGTATCGACCGCCTGGAGGAGGGCTGCCGCCCAACTCACAGACGAGACACCGCCGGAAACAATTATGGTCTCGGCAACTGTCCCCAGGAACACAGCACCCACCACAATCGCAAGGTGGCGCACCCACGCGGGGAGTTTGTCCAGCATCTTCTTTCACCTTTTCCTTTTCCTTATTCCTCAACTCGGAAGCCGTACTTGTCGCCCAACTTGGTGAGCGTGCCGATGCCGGGGATCCCGGTGAGGAAGTCGCCGTTGATCCCGCACTTGGCCTGCCACTGCAAGTAGGTGGCCTGTGTTGCTGGCCCGAACACCAACTTCTCGGCGGACAGATCCACACCAAGTTCCTTGCGGAGCGCGGCCTGCACCCGAAGCACATGAGGGTGCGTCTTGCCTGGCTGGACGTTGGAGACCCGCACCAGCGGCTTCTCCTCGACCTCGGGGGCAGGCTCGGGGGTAACAGGCGCGGTCTCGCGCGACTTCATCTCTGTCTTCCACAACTTGTTCGCGTTGCGGCGGAAGTCGCTTGCGTCGTAGAGCGTGTCGTTCTTACGGCCATAAGTGGAGAGCCGGTAGGAGGCGACACCAGCGGAGCCATTTGTCCAGTCCTTGTGGTTGATCAGGCGGCGGAAGTTGGGGAACGCTTCCTCGCCAGCGGCCTCGCGCAGCGCGCAGTCCAGCACCGCTTGGGCTCGCCACATCTCGGGGGTGAAGTCCTTGACCCGTCCCCACGACTCGAACTCGGTGCCCCACAGGTAGTAGGAGCCCTGGTCTTTTGGCACGCCTGCGGCAGTCCAGGGGCCGCCTGTGCCCGAGTGCCAGACGGACAGGTAGGACAGCACGTGAATGGTGCCGTCGCGACGAATGAGTGAGTTGCAGTAGGGGTAGGTGCTCTCGTTCCGAGCGGCCATCCATGCGGCAGCGCCGTCGCCTACGCCAGCCCAGTGGTGCTCGACGACACCGCGCGGGCCGTCGCCATACCAAGCGCGGCCACGGGTGAGGGCATCGTGTTCCTCGGTGACGGTGACGCCATAATTCTTGGCCCACTTACGCAGGCTCTTGCGGAGCGTTGTGGCTGATGCCATTTGTCATTCCCCCTTTGTGTCTTGTTGCTTTCGGCGCGTCGTGCGACGCGGCTTCTGTAGTTCCAGTAGGTGTTCGATGACCTGCATGTGCCGCTGCTCTTGGACCTGGTGGGCTTCTTCCAGGCGGTCAAAGCGGTCGGTGAGTTGAGAGACCTTGTTGGAGACGTCGGCCAGGCTCTCGCCGCCGTTGCGGTAGCCCGGCTGAATCGGCTGGGTCGCTTCCTTGATGCGCTTATCGAGCGGCTTCAGGACGGCGAACCGCACAACCGCCCACAGGACAGCGGCGATGGAGGCGAGTGCGGCTGCTACTGCCCCTGCTTCTTGAATGAAATCGACGATTGACATGGCATTAGGTAGTGGTATCCACGGCGCGCAGGTTCAGGACGAGGACGCCCCCATCGTTGGACCGCTGCTTGTAGTTCTCGGGGATGTGCTGCGAGATGTATTGGACTTCCTCAATCAGGACTTCGCGTTCCTCGCCGGAGATGAAGTCTTGGAACAAAACAACTTTGCCGCTCTCCTCCAGCGCCTCAATACTGCGAACACGCGACAAGACGTCGCGGGTGACGTTGCGACCATTCATTCCCCGCTCGTTCGACATACACAGCAGCGGCACCTGGTAGATGCGGCCCTTCACTCGCGAGGGATTGACCTGGAGTTGGTAGCCGTGGAACCGGAACGGGGGAGTGGCGGAGTTGGAGTTCTGCCAGATGAGGAACCGATACTGCGCCCAGGCGCGGGGCTCCCCATCGGAGGCGGAGAAGGAGACCGTCTGCGAGCCAAAAGCGTTGAGGGGCGAGGAGTTGATGGAGGAGTCCGAGGTGCCGGTCTCGTTCCACAGGTAGGTCTGCACGCCTCCGGCGCTACCGCCCATCGTGACGGTGGCCTTGTGGAAGACCTTTGGTTGCGTCGTATCCATTCGCACGCGACCGGTCTTGAGCCAGCCGTTGGCGACGCGCGTGGTGTTCTCCTCATACACACCCGCGTTCGCGTTGTTGCTTTCCGCGCGGCGGACAGAGAACACGATCTGGTCGGTCTTGCCGTTGCGGGTGATGGACTGCACGTAGTCCTCGATGCTGCCGGTCCAAGCGACAGCGGAGTAGATGTCCTTCGCCCACGGGAAGGTGAGCGCCTGCTCGTCCAGCGGGGTAGCGAGGTTGAGCCGGTAGAGGCCGTAGTAGCCACCGGAGTTCGCGCCACCCGCCCACACGAAGTCGTTCATGGCGAACAAGGCGCGCACGGGGCCGTCGCTCTTGATGGACAGGGCGCCCATCACGACGGAGGAATCCCCGGCGATGACGCCGACACGCACACCCAGGTTGGAGCCCACGATGAGGTAGGTGCCGATGTAGGTAATCATCGACAGGAACCGCTCGCCACGAGGGGCTTCCAGAACGGTGTAGGGGGCGTTTATGGAGACGTCCGCGTCCGCGCTAATGGTGAAGGCATAGACATAGGAGTTCTCCTCCGACCGCGCGCAGAGGTAGATGGCGTTGGGGCCGTCGGCAAACTCCACGCCTCGGAACCCGGCGGGCAGTTCATACTTGGCGTCTTCCTTCGTGGAGTCCGGGTCATCCACGATCCCGAGCGTCTTGACGCTGGCGGGCGAGGTGCCGAGGGCGTAGACCAGGCGGTCCGCCACAACCATGAGGCGGTCTTTGAGATACGCCATCTTGCCGCGCGTGATGGAACGCGAGTAAATCTTGGTAATCGTTCGGGTTGCTTCGGTGATATTGGTGACCTTGTAGATGCCGCCGGAGGTCAGCACATAGACGTTGATGCCGTCTTCGGCAATGTCGAGCACCTGCTCGGTGGCGCTGACCGCGAACGATGCTGTGGCGCCAGTCGTGCTGCGCCACAGAACGTTGTCGGCCATCCGGTTGGCATACAGGTAGCCATCGACACCAGAGCCGATGCCGTCGGAGGAGAAAGACAGAGCGAAACCGGAACTCACCCACCAGCGCCAGGTCGTCGAGCGCAGGAGCGACACCTCGCCGGGGGTCCAGACGTTGACGCCGTGGCTGTCCTCGAACCGTAGATGTGAGGTGTCCGAGGAGATGGAGTCAAAGAAGCGGAGTCCCGCACCCATGTGGAATGAGGACTGCGAGCGATACCACCAGCCGTCGAGGGACTGCTCGCCCACATCGCGCGTCGTGTTGATTTGGTCGCGGCGGTTCTGCGCTGTCTGGCGCAGATAGGGATACTGCTCGGACTCGGCAGACAGGAAGGGAACGCCTGCGATGGCGTAGTCGTAGCGGAACGGGCCGGTCTGGTCGTAGCGTGCGAGAGGCATTCAGGCGGCCCTCCTATCGGATGTAGTGGCGGGGTGCGGGGTAGAGGTCCTGCATGCGACCTTCGGCCTCGGCTAGGCGCGTCTCAAACATCCCGAGGAAGTAGCGCGCCAGGGACTGGCTCTTGGACTGACCGCCCTGCTGGTTGTCGTTGATGAGCCTCTGCTCGGCGCTGGTGCTGAACGCGTTAGACGCGTCGGCAAAGGACACGAGCCGCCAGCACGCGCCGTAGACGACAACCTCGCGCACCCAGTCGGGAAGGCCCGAGATGGCAGCGAAGTCGGAGGAGTTAGCGGGCAGCGTCGCAGGCTCGGCGGTGTAGGTGACGCGGATCTTGCGGCCAGGGTTTCCGTCGCGAACCGAAATGACCTTGCCTGTCGCAGAGCCGCTGCCGCCCTGGTTGTCCATCCGCCAGTAGCGCGAAGCGCTCCAGTCGGGGGACGAGGGGTTGTGCTGGACCGTCACAGCGATGACGTTGCGCGCATCGGCAGGCAGGTCGTAGGTGGCGCGGTTGGCCTGGTAGTTGATCTCCGTCGTCTTGATGACGAACAGGCGCGGGTAGAGCCCAGCGATGGTGTCGTTGATAGCCCGCTTGACGGCCGCTCGGGGGAAGCGTGGGTTCAGCCGGGCGTGGTCGGGGGTTGAAGGGGTTGCCTGCGTGGTTCCGCGCCAGCCTCGGAGCACCTGGCAGGTCAGGCTTGCGGGAGAAGCAGTGAAGGTGGCGTTAGCCACATACATCAACTCGTCTTGCACCTCGATGACGGAGGGAGTGATGCCGGAGCCGGAGGTAATCTGCGGGCTCGTCAGCGTGACATCGGTGTAGCCCGTCGTGACGTTGGCGCTTCCGACGGTTACCTGCGCCACGGTGTCTTGGAGCGCGCCGAAACCCTCGAGGTTCAACAGAACCTCGTCGGTCAGGTTAGCCAGGGTTGCCATTGCTACTCCTTGAATGTTCCGTTGGTGGCGTCGTAGGGCTTATCCACCGTGTTCGACAACGCGACAGCAGCGTTGATGTCCTTCTGCTTCGTGGAAGCAGGCTGAATCCCTTGCTTGCGCGCTTCGGCGTAAGAAGTCAGTTCCTTCTCCCACGCGCGGCCACGCGCGATGGAGGCAGGCGCACTCTCGCCAGCAGCGATACCGACGCGGGCAGCGCGCAAGCACTCGGCGTAAGAGGCGTGGTCTTTGGTGTTACAACCTGAACGGCACACAGACATGTTGCTTTACTCCCTCACCAGTTCCCTCGCGGCCAGATTTGGCCGGTGGCCTTTGCGGGCAGGTTGCCGGTATCGCTGGGGATCCCGAGCAGGATCGTGGCGGTCCTTGTCGGCAGGACTGCGGTAGGCGTATCTACCGTGACGCTGCTTGCGGAGTAGGTCGCCACTACACAGCCTTCTTGAAGATATTCATCGTGCTGTTCGCACCGCCACCCCAGTAGATGTAGGTGTCGGATCCCACGGTCACTTCGTCCTCGATAGTGAGGTCGCTGCCCATCCAGACAGCCCAGTTAGGGACAACGCCACGCAAGCGTCCGAAGGTCGAGGCGGAGCCGGAGCGCGCTGCCAGTAGGCGGCTCACGTAGGACCCGGCCTTGTACTTGTCCTGGCTACCGGAGTTGATTCCAGCGAGGTAGGCATCACGGCTCGCCTCGGACTGGGGGAGAAGGGACCACGAGTGCGCCGCGGCGCTGGCATTCATTGCTGAACGAGTCGTTGTGAGAGTGATGGAAAAGACCGTGGCGCCTGCCAGCAGGGTTCCTGACGGAGACATGTTGGACTGCCCCAAGAGATACACCGTCACCGGATCGTTCGTCGTCGGGCTAGTGACGAGGGAGTCAAGTTCTCCCACGGAGAAAGAGGAGTAGAGGGTTGTCCCAAACCGTCCAGCAAAATCGACCTGGTTTGCGCGGGGATTCACAGCGAAGCGAGTGGGGTTGGTAGCGGTAGAGCCGTTGTATGCCGACAGGAAGGCGAACCCTGGCCCACCCGTGCCTGCCGTCACCAGGCTTGTCGGAGTGTGGCCCGTTGTGCCGATAGAGCAGTCCGCCGCCGTCGCCATGTTTCGCAGGGGAGCAACCTTCAGCAGTTCCCGAGTTGTCGTGTCGTAGGACTCGCCCACGGCAACGTAGAGAGCAGCAAGGCCCGATGTCGTCGTACTGGCCGTGCCACGCTGCGAGGTGAGGCAGAAGAACATAATCGAGAAGTCCGACCCGCCATTGCGGAAAACCCAACGCGTGTAGGTGCCGTCGTTGTAGTCGTTCTCCTGCGTGACCCAGCCCTCGGCTTCAACAGCGGTCTTGAAGGTAGCCATGAAGTCCGGCTTCCAGGTCGCGGTCGCCACGACGTCGAAGATCGTATAGGCCATTCGCTATACCTCCGTTGCCAGGAAAGTCAGGGTCACCTCAACGGCACCAGTCGCGCCGTTGTTAGTAATGGAGACCGGGATGCTCGATGTCGCGGGAGACTCACCGCTGAAGCCATCTACCGTCGGAGACAAGGTGGCTGACAGGAGAGCGGCTGTAGAGACGAACTCCAGCACCAGGCCAGCGCCATCGGTGGGGTCGGTTCCCACGGGACGCGAGGCGTCGGCGGACCGGGCGCTCGCATCGGTGTAGACGCGTGTGCGGCAAGCCCGGTTAGTGCTGATAGAGTAGAGCCGGTAAGCCTTTGCCAGCGCGACGGTGCCGGTCCAGGTAGCGCCGGTTGCCAGGCTCGACGTCGTGATGGTGACGCTTTGGCGAGTAGGAGCGGTGTAGGTGGTTCCCCCTCCGCCGCCGGAGGACCGCTTCTGTCGCAGGGCAGCAATCTCGCGGGGCTTCACTACGCCACCTCGGTGAGCCAGCGGCCAAAGCCTGCGTTGTAGATCTGCTGGGCGACGGCACCGGAGACCGTGTAGTCCGAGCCCCCCAGGAATACCGTGTCCGCCGCCTTCACCTCGTCCGTCGTCGGGAGAGTGGAAGCCGACACCACGCCGTCAGCGATGAGGATTGTGTAGGACTCCATGCGAGGAGCCCGGCGGAACAGCGGGTGCTTACCCAGACCCGTCGACTGGTCCGCAGCCGAGAGAAGGTAGGTCGAAGACAGGCTCGGGAGAGCAGTTACAGCCATCGGATTCCTTCCCTATTTGGTGCCTACACCCCGACGGCCTGGCTTTATGGGCCAGGCCGTCAGAGAACAGTCACCAACTGTCAGAGTGATTAGCCCACGGAAGAGGTGGTCTGAACGACCCACAGGGACTGCGGGCGCAGAAGGGCCCACCCTGCCATGCCGTACCAGCCCAGAGCCATCTTGCGGTTGTAGGGGTCGACGATGGTGCCGTCAGCAACCACCGCGAACTCCTGAGCCACGGCCTCGGCCAGAGCCTCGCGGCCCACAACGTAGGAGTTGTAGACGCCAGAAGCCTTGGTGCAACGGGGGTTTTCGATGTAACGAACACCCTCGAAGGTGCCAATCTCACCGGCAAGAAGCGCGGTGTTGTTGGTGTAGGTGTGAGCGTCACGCCACACCGCAGCGCCTGTCTCGACCTTGAGGTCGTGAGAGACGTCGGGATGCACCATCGCGAGGTAGTTCGCACCGTCCCACGTGGAGACGGAAGCGCCGCGCAACTTGGTCGCTGCGTAGCGGAAGTCGCGAGCCTTCGCGGTGGAGTCAGCGGTGCCAGCGCCCGTCGTGAGTGTCGGGGTGCTGGAAACGATGATTTCCTTGATCTTGTTCGCAGAGCCGTCAAGCACGGCGCGGACAATGCCATCAACGCTGTCAGCCTGGTTAGTAGCAATCAGGCGGACGACGTTGGAGTCGAGCGCGTTATCAAGGGCAAAAGCCTTGAGACGCTGCGTGACAACCGTGTGGTTGCCGTACTCGTTGATCGTCACCGAAACGGTGGAGGTGTTCCCGAGAGCAACGCCAGTTGGATCGTTGATCTCGTTGAGAGGGGTTGTTGCGGGGGCCAGTTCCTGGTGGATCTGGAATACAACGCTTGAACCGGGGTGGGTCTGCGCGACCGGGCGCGAGTCCGCGATGGAGCGGAACATCGGCGTGCTGGACAGAGCCAAACGCACGTACTGGTCGTAGGCAGTGGTCACCAAGTTCGAAAGCGCAGAGGTGTCGGTGTATGGCGCAGCCATGTTAGACACATCCTTTCTTGGTAGCCGTAAGCCTTACTTACGGAGAGATGGGTTAGAGGACGAACTTCTGTGCCTCTGCCATCAGCGCGTTCAGTTCCTCTGGCGTCTTGGCCTCACGCATACGCGCCTCGATATCAGCGAGTTTTGGCTGCGTGGTGCCGGTGTTGTTGAGGTCCTGCAAACGCTGGGTAGCAGCGGCTTCCGGGCTCGCCGCAACAGCGGCAGCCTGGGCGGTGGCGTCGGCCTGTGCCTCGCCGGACTTGATGCCAAAGACATCGGAGAAGTCCTCGAGCCACTTGGAGACAGCCTCTTCACCCTCAACGTTGGAGGGAATGAGGTTGGCTACCTTTGGCGAAACGCCTTTAGCGGACAGAATGTCAGCGACCTGGCGCGAACGTACTGTGCCCTTGAGGTTCGCGACTTCCTCTTGAAGGGCCTTCTTCTCGGCCAGCACCGCTTCGAGTTGTGCGCGCAGCCCGCGTGGCTGCTCTGCGGTCTCGTCGGCGGCAGTGTCGTTGTATTCGTTATCCACTTTGTTACTCCCATTTCTCTGTGTTAGTCGCAGACCAATCGCTTCTCATGGGGCAAGGAGCAACGCTTCTGCTTCCGGTCTAGTACGCACGCAAGGGCCGGTCGGTCTCGCGCGGAGTTTGTGGGGTTGTGCCTCGCAGGTGCGGCCTTGGGTCTCAACCGCTGAATAGCGCGACCCAATCCGGGCACCTGCGAGGAGCGCTCTGTCTATGCCTCGTGGAGGCGAGGGTCACCGCCCAGGGAACAAAAGGGGGTTTGGCGGGCTCACAGCCCGCCCCCACGAGGGAGGGAAGGGGGAAGAATGAAGGACGCCCCTCACCTATATGAATAGCCGTCCGGTTAGCCAAAACCGGACAAGCGATTTAGAAGGCTCCTGCGGCGTCGCCAGAGCCGAGGGCACGCGTACCAGCCCCCGAGCCCGAGAAGCGCGCACGCTCCCTGGATTTGAGCCCACGGACCTTCTGGTCGGCATTAGCGTCAAGGCCGAGTTTCGCTTCCACCTGGTCCTTGCGCGTGACCCTCTGGCCGTCGATGTTGCCAAGCATTTCGACCGTATCCACTTCGTCCGCAACATCGGCAAGGGCGCCACGGGCCTGGCCTGCATCTACACCCGCATCGACAAGGCTCTCGGCAAACTTGCGGCCCGTCTTGAGGAGGTTGCTCCGCAGCACCTCGCCACCGATTTCAGCGGTGCGAACCTGGCGCTCCAAGATGTCGGTTGTGCGCTTGCGGTCCAGGAAGTAGGCCGTGAGGTCACCGTCGCTGACGCCGTAAAACTGCTGGAGCGCGGCCTTGATGTTGGGGTCAGCATTGGTAGCCAAACGGGAAGCCATGCTTGCCCGCTCCTTGATTTCGTCCGGAGAGACATCGTTAGCGATCCAGTTGGCGAAGTCCGAAGTCGGATCGTCATAAAACCCCTTCGGCAGACCGTAATACTCCAGCACCTGGCGGTAGGCGGTCTCCTGCGCGATGTAGGCGCCTTCCTCCATCGGGGTGAGGCCAGCCTTGATGCGCGCCACATTGCCGGGGAATCGAGCCGCATACTCGGGGAGTTGCCGAATCTGCATGAGGGCATCAGCGTCGGAGCGGGAATCGCGCAGGACATTCTTCACAGCCGAGCCAAGCCGGGGATCCCCCAACTGTTCAAACATCATCTCGATCCAGTCGAACACGCCCTGGCGATACTGGTTCGTCCGGGAGTTTTGGGGCCTGCCACCGGCAGCGCCTCTTTGGGCCGCGGTAGCGTTTGCCGCCCGCTCCTCGGCGGTTGGCTGGCGAACGTCGCTAGGCAGGAGGCGTGTTTGCCCCATTCCGCCAGGGACCACCCGAGGTTGTGATTGCCTCGGCCCCTCGGCGCCCCAGCGGTTGTAGGTCTCCGCCGCACGCTGGCGAGCCCAGTTTGATACACCTTCAGCCATTAGCCTTCTCCATCTCCTACGCAGTTAGCCCGAACATGCGAGCGATTGACATTGCCTTGTCGCCCATCTCGTTCCAGGCGTTGTCCGTGTATTGCCAACGGTCGTCCTTCTTCAGTTCCTCCCGGAACTGCCACAGCGGGACATAGGTCGGCTTGCCGTCGTTGCCCACGGCCTGCAACGCCTTCGCCATAGCGGGGTCGCGGTAGTCGATGGCATCTTCGGGGATTTCCAACAGGCGGCTCATCTCCTGCGCGTATGGCGCAGCAATCTCGCGGAGGGTGAATCCAGCCTCAATCTGCTCGGAGAACGCGGGATAGGCAGCGGTGAGTTGCCGCATGTATGCCTTTTGGATGGATGCGAGTGTTGTCTCTTCCTTGACGATGCCATCAACGTGCCGCTTGAGCGTGTCGTTGTTGAGCGTCAAGCCGTTGTCGTAAGCAAAGCGCTCCAACTGGGTCCGTGCCTTTGCCCGAAGATCGCGCTCCTC